CCTCTGCGCCGATCGCTGTCGCGACAGCGGCACCACGCCGAAGACCCTCGACTACGTCGCGACGTTCATCGACGAGCTCGAGCCCGCTCGTCCGCACCGCGACGCCGGCGAGAACCCGAAGCTCGGCGATCCCGACTTCAACGACCCCGCCGCCTGGGTCGACCAGCAGGCCTTCCTCGAGCGCACCGACGGCAAGACCTGGGAGCAGGCCACCGGCCTGAAGCGCCCGGTCTACAAGCCGCCGCTCACGCCCGAGGAGAAGGCCGAGCTCGCGAAGAAGGGCGGCCACGCATGAGGCTCACGAACGTCGAGGTCACCGCGTTCGAGCTCGAGATGCGCGTCGTCGGCGCCGTCCTCGCGCGCTCCGACGCGCTCTACGACCTCCCCGCCGGCTTCTCGAGCTCGATCCTGCAGCACGGCACCCTGCGCGCCGCGCTCACCGGCATCGAGCGGCTCTCGCGCACGAAGAAGCTCCCCGCCGGCCCGATCGACCACGCCCAACTCATAGCCGACACCGGTCTCTCGGACGACGCCCGGCAGGTGCTCCTCACGGCCGAGCACTCGGTCGACGACCTGGCCACCCGCGGGTCCACGGTCCGCGACCACGCCCAGGCGCTGCTCGATCGCCACCGCCGCGCGAAGACGCGCGCCATGCTCACCCGCGCCGTCGAAGCCCTAGACGGAGGCGCCGCGACCGACGACATCGTCGCCGGCGTCACCGCGACGCTGCTCGACATCGACCACCCCGATCAGCCCGAGGTCGTCTCGTACGAAGAGGCCGCGCTCCAGACCATCGACGCCGTCGAGGCGATCAAGCAGGGCAACTCGAAGCGCCTCACGACCGGCTTCGACCGCATCGACCGCATCCTGCGGATCCGGCCGGGCAACCTGGTCATCGTCGGCGCGCGCTCGAAGGTCGGGAAGACCACCTTCGCCCGCCAGCTCGCCGACACCGTCGCGCTCCAGCGCAAGCACGTCGCCTTCCACTCGCTCGAGATGTCCGTCCCCGAGGTCGTCGCCTTGGACCTCTCGCGCGAACTCAGCATCGACTCGACCGAGTTCTTCGACGACGTGAACAACTGGACCCCGGAGCACTGGGAGGGCATCCAGCACGCCGTCTCTCGCCGCGTTCCCGAGGGCACCCACGGCTACCTGCACGCGAACCACTACCACCACGGCCTCGGCGCGATCCTCCGCATCTCCGAGAAGCTCCACCGCAAGCACGGCCTCTCGCTCGTCGTCGTCGACTACATCCAGCTCGTCCAGCTCGAGCTCGGGAAGAACGCCACCCGCGAGCAGGTCGTCGCCACGATCTCCCGCGCGCTGAAGTCCTTCGCGCAGCGCACCGGCGTCCCCGTCCTCGCCCTGGCTCAGCTCAACCGCGAGTCGGCGAAGCGCGGAGAGAAACCGTGGCGCCCGGCCCGCAAGAAGGCGAAGCCGAAGGCCGACCCGATGGCCCTCCCAGGCGTCACGCCACCGCCGCCGCCCGAGCCCGAGACGCCCCCCGAAGACGAGCCGATGCCGCCTCCGCAGCTGCACGACCTCCGCGAGTCGGGCGCCCTCGAGCAGGACGCGAACGCCGTCTGCTTCATCCACCACCCGTTCGACCTCGCGCTCAACCCGGAGAAGCGCGAGCACGGCCCCTTCAACTTCATCATCGCGGCGCAGCGCCTCGGGCCGAAGGGCGTCGTGAAACTCTACGCCGACCGGAAGTACTCCCGCTTCGAGGAGATCGACTGATGGCCAAGCAGTCCCCGACCAGTCGCTCCCTCGAGCTCCTGCGCGAACGCGGCTACGAGCCGTGGGTCGTCGAGCAGACCGTCCGCGCCGGCCCCCTCGTGTTCAAGCGCGACCTCTTCAACGCGTGGGACGTCTTCGCCGTCGGCAAGACGCCGGAGACCCGCGGCCAGCTCGTCCTGGTCCAGACGACCTCCGCGTCGAACATCAACGCCCGCCTGGACAAGATCGCCGCGAACGCCTTCGTGCCGCTCCTGCGCGAGGCCGGCATCCGGCTCCTGGTCCACGGCTGGAGACCACCCACGAAGACCATCCGCGAGTGGCGCCTGCGCGAGGAGGACGTGTCGTGAAGACCAACGGAGGGGGAGCGACGGTGGCGGATCGGTGCACGTTCGACGGCTGCCCGAACGACGAGGAGCAGGCCGGCCTCTGCGCGGGACACCGGAAGCAACTCCAGCGCGGGAAGCCCCTGACTCCGCTCCAGCCGAAGAGCCGGAAGGAACGGCTCGAGCTCGCCCGCGACAACCTCGAGGCCGCGCTCCTGCGACTCGCCGACGCGAAGTCCGGCTTCATGGCCGAGATCGAGGACCTCGGTCACGGCTACGCCGAAGCCGACACCGAGAACGACGGCCAGTACCGCCAGGCGCAGCGCGAGTTCTACGCCGCCGTGGACGCCTACGCTCGCGTCCGCGCCCGCGCCGACCGGGGCGACTTTTCCCCGGGTCAGCGGAGGATGCCTCGCAGGTGAGCAAGCTCAACGCCAGGCACGAGCGGTTCGCGCACGTCGTCGTGAAGAACGGCGGCAACGCGGCCGCTGCGTACCGCGAGGTCTACCCGAAGGCGAGCCGAGCGACGGCCGAGACCGAGGGGCCAGCGCTCCTCAGGAGGCCTCAGGTCGCGCGCCGCGTCGCGCAGCTCACCGCGCCGCAGCTCGCGAAGATCGACGCCTCGGCCGAGAGCATCAAGCTCGAGCTCGCTCGCGTCGCGAAGGTCGACATCGCTCAAGCCTTCGACGCGAAGGGGCGCGTGCTGCCGATCCACAAGATGCCCGAGGACGTCCGCCGCGCCATCTCGAGCATCGAGCGCGACACCAAGGGCAACCTGAAGATCCGGTTCTGGTCGAAGAACGAAGCCGCCGGACTCCTCGCGAAGCACCACGGACTCCTCCGCGAGATCCTCGAGGTGAAGGACGTCACCGAGACCCGCGACATCACCGACGAGGAGTGGGCGAAGCTCTCGGTGCTCGAGCACGAGGTGCGTCGTGGTTGATCCCAGCGCGCTCTACCCGCGCCGGCTCGCGTGGCGTGCGCTCCGCATGGTCCTCGAGCGCTTCAACCTCGAGGCGATGGCGCTGAAGCTCAACCCCGACGACCCCACCCAGGCGCTTCCCGGCGCCGGCCCTGGCGAGATCGAGTTCGGCGAGGATTTCGGCCGCCACGGCTCGGGCCAGGTGCTCGCGATCGTGATCCTCGACGGCTCCCGCGCTCGCGTGCTCGTCAAGCGGATCGAGCGGCTCATCCGCGTGAACCACCGCCGCGACTTCGTCCCGCGCGAGCTCGGCATCTGGCAGCGCCCGGGAGCCCCCGATCTGGACGTCGAGCTCGACCTGACCGAGGTCATCCAGGTCGAGGGCGGGAGGATGCGCACCGCGCTCCAGCGCGTCCTGCCGCCGGCGTCCCGGCCGCGACGCCCGCCGCACGCGATCCGCGCCTTCGGGAGCAGCCGGTGAGCGTCGTCGACCGCGCGCGCCTCTCCGAGCTATCGAGCACGGTCCCGTGGGTGCCGCAGCCCGGACCCCAGCTGCAGGCCTTTCTGTGTGAGGCGGACCAGCTGCTCTACGGCGGAGCCGCCGGCGGAGGGAAGACCGCGCTCGGCATCGGCCTCGCCGTCACCCGCCACCGCCGCACGCTCTTCGTCCGGCGAGAGGCGACGCAGCTCATGCCCGTCATCGACGAGCTCGCCGCGCTCCTCGGCGGACGCGTCGGACTCAACGGCCAGGAGCACGTGTGGCGCCTCCCGCACGGCCGGCAGATCCAGTTCGGCGGCGTTCCCAACGCCGGCGACGAGTCGAAGTTCCAGGGCAACCCGCGCGACCTCCTGGTCTGCGACGAGGCGGCGAACCTGCTCGAGAGCCAGGTCCGGTTCCTGCTCGGCTGGCTCCGCACCACGGACCGGAAGCAGCGCGTGCGCGCGCTCCTGTGCTCCAACCCTCCGACCAGCGCCGAGGGCGAGTGGCTCGTCCGCTGGTTCGCGCCCTGGCTCGACCCGTCCTTCCCGAAGCCGGCGCTCCCCGGCGAGCTCCGGTGGGTCGCGATGGTCGACGGCGCCGAGCGCTGGGTCGACGGCCCCGAGCCCTTCGAGCACAAGGGCGAGACGATCTCGCCGATCTCGCGGACGTTCATCCCGAGCCGCGTAGCCGACAACCGCTTCCTCGCCGGCACGAACTACGTCCGGCAGCTGCAGGCGCTCCCCGAGCCGCTCCGTTCGCAGATGCTGCAGGGCGACTTCACCGCCGGCCGCCAGGACGACGAGTGGCAGGTCATCCCGAGCGCCTGGGTGAAGGCGGCCATGGACCGCTGGCGCCAGAGCGAGCCCTCTGGCCCCGTCTCGAGCGTCGGCGTGGACCCGTCGCGCGGTGGGGACGAGACCACGATCGCGGCGCGCCACGGCTGGCGCTACGACGAAATCGTCACCGTGAAGCCGGACTCGTCGGGAGTGGTGACCGGCGGAGCGGCCGCCCTGCGCGCGATGGAGGTCGCCGGCGACGAGGCGCCGATCCACGTGGACGTGATCGGGATCGGCGCCTCCGTCATCGACCACCTGGACGGCCTCGTCGGCCGACGCGTCGTGGGTGTGAACAACTCCGAGGGCTCGGACGGTACGGACATGAGCGGTAAGCTCGCCTTCACGAACCGGCGCGCCGAGACCTGGTGGCGCTTCCGCGAGGCGCTCTCTCCCGACCGCGCGCCCCGCGTCGCTCTCCCGCCCGACCAGCGGCTCTTCGCCGACCTCTGCGCGCCCCGCTACCGGCTCAGCGGTCGCGGCCTCGTCATCGAGGAGAAGGCCGAAGTGAAGAAGCGCCTCGGCCGCTCTCCCGATCGCGGCGACGCCGTCGTCCTCGCCGCGATCCGCACCGTCGTCATCGTCGACAACCAGACCGGGGAGCGCTCCGCCGTGCGCTCGTTCGGCAGCTCGAGGTAGCCCATGAACGAAGCGACCACGCAGACCGAACCCGCCGAGGATGCGATCACCTCCGACCAGGCGACCGCCCTCGTCGGCAAGCACATCCTCGTCGTCCTCGAGGACGTCATCCACGCGCACGAGGCGGTCGTCTTGGACGCGGAGAAGAGCGAGGTCCAGAAGGCGAACGCACGCCGGGTCATCGCCGCGGCGCAGGGCTTCGGCCGTCCGCTCTACGCGGTGGTGAAGACCGCCGAGCGTCCCAGAATCCTGCGTCCCGAGCGCTCCATCCACGTCGTGAGGGGGTGACCCATGGCCGTCGAGATCCTCAAGCTGAAGCAGGAGTGGGAAGCGCTGCGGACCGACCGCGCGGAGGAAGAGGCGGTCTGGGACGACATCGAGAAGTTCATCATGCCGCTCAGCGGGCAGACGTCGCAGGCCCTGAGTCGGTCCTCGGTCGAGGCGAAGACCGACGTCGGGCTCTGGGACCTCACCGCTCCGCTCGCGGCCGAGCACCTCGCCAGCGCGCTGCACGCTGACGTGACGTCGCCGGCCGCGCGCTGGCTCGACCTCGAGTGGCAGGACTCCGAGATCGAGCAGGACCACGAGGCCGTCGCGTACCGCGAGAAGCTCGCCGAGCTGGTCTGGTCGGAGCTGCAGGCCAGCGACTTCGGGATGGAGATCGCGTCCGGCTACCTCGAGTGGAGCTCCATCGGGAACATGGCGCTCGTCGTCGAGCCGATGAGCGCGAAGCCCGGGGAGTGGAAGGGGCTCGACTTCACCGCGGTGCCGGTCCGGCAGACCGGCTTCGTCGAGGACAGCCGCGGCGGCGTGCTGCGCTGGTACCGGCACCTGAGCTGGACGCCGGTCCAGATCCTCGACCACTGCGCGCGCTCGAGGGACACGAGCGGCCAGGCGTTCGAGGCGCCCGAGCGGATCAAGCGGCTCGCCCAGGACCCGTCGGCCGCGACGACGAAGATCCCCGTCATCTTCTGCGTCTTCCGCCGCGACGGCTCCTTCGGCACGGAGACGATCGACGCCGATCTCCCCGGCGACGCGATCGGCGAGAAGCGCCCCTTCGGCTACGTCTACTTCACGCTCGAGGGGGAGGGGGAGCAGCTCGGCTTCGAGGACGGCTACTACAAGATGCCCGCGCTCATGGCCCGCTGGGGCAAGCGCCCCGGCACGCAGTGGGGCTTCGGCCGCGGCCACATCGCCCTGCGCCACGTGAAGTGGCTGAACGGGTTCAAGGAGCTGCAGCGGAACGCGGCGGAGAAGGCCGTGGACCCCGCACATGGCGTCTCCGAGCGTGTCTCCGGGTCGATTGACCTCCGCCCTGGCAAGACGACCGTCATGCCGTCGAAGGAGGACTGGTGGCCGCTCGAGAGCGCGGCCCGGTTCGACGTCTCCGTCGAGGTTCTCCGCGACGAGCGGATCGAGATCCGCCGGTGCTTCCACGAGGACGACCTGCAGCTGAAGGAGTCGCCGCAGATGACGGCGACCGAGGTCGCGGCCCGGAAGGACGAGATGAACCGGGCGATCGGCTCGCCGGTGGCCCGGCTCCAGTGGGACGCGCTCGCGCCCGTCGTGTTGATCGTCCTGGACCACCTCTCGCGCGCGAAGCGGCTCCCGCAGGCGCCCGAGATCGTGAAGCGGAAGAAGGCGGAGCTGAAGCTGCGCTTCCGCGGTCCGATCGCCCGCGCGCAGCTCATGGACGAGGTCGTCGCGATCGAGCGCAGCGCCGGCTTCATCGCCAACCTGGTCAAGCTCGGCTTCACCGAGGCGCGGCACCACCTGAACCTCGCCGGGATGATCCGCGAGCACTCGCGCCGGGTCGGCTCGCCGGCGGCGATGTTCAACTCGCCCGCCGAGGCTCAGCGGCGCATCGACGCCGAGCAGGCCGCCATGGCCAGGGCCCAGGAGGCCGAGACGATGAAGAACGCGGGGCAGGGGATGGCCGCTGCCGCCGCTGCCGGCGTGCCTGTCGGCGGTCCCCCGGGCATCGGTGAGCAGCCCGCCCTCCTGCCGTCCGGCGGGGTGCTCGGATGAGCGTCGACGAGCGCGACCGCGACCGCAGGGCTGCCGTCCAGATCCTCGCGACCGAGGAGGGTGCCGCGCTGCTCCGGCACCTGCGCCGCGTCTACCGGAGCGGCGCGCCGAGCGAGACCGAGCACCAGATGCTGAACCGGCTGGGGCGCCTCGACGCCCTGGCCGACCTCGAGCGCCTCCGCGAAGAGGCGAAAGGAACCTGACCCATGGCACTCCCCGAAGAGCTGACGAAGGACTGGCCCGCCGAGCTGAAGAGCGACCCCTCGCTGAAGGACGTGAACGACGTCGCCTCCCTGGCGAAGCGCTTCGTCGACACGAAGGCGC